CCTGACATTCAGAAGTCTGTCGCGCCGCTGCATGTCCCTCAGGTCAGCGACTCAGCTCTGAAGGCTGAGAACGTGTTGACCATGGACATCCGAGAGACGTCCGGGGCGACGTCGCCGTCGATGGGTGCCAAGGATCCCTTCGGCAAGGACAAGACTGCGACTCAGCACATGAGCGAGATCGACGAGAGCAATCTTCGTTTGATCCCCATGATCGAGTCGTTCGAGACCGAGGTGGTGGAGCCGATGCTTCATCAGATGGCGTGGAACAACCAGCAGTTCATGTCCTACATGCAGGTCGTGCGTGACGTAGGACCGCTCGGATTGCGGTTCCACGATCGCTACGAGGTAAGGCCAGAGGACGTGATCGGCCGGTTCGTCGTCCAGCCGTTGGCCAGTCACAAGCTGGCAGCCAAGCAGACCCAGGTGCAGCAGCTGGTCAACATCCTCGATCGCGTGCCGATCATCAACCAGATGTACGGACCGAACGCGGTGAAGGCCCCCAAGCTGCTGGCCATGATCCTCGAGCACGGCTTCGACATCCGGAACGTCGATGAGGTCATCAGCCTGCCTGATGACAGCAAGCTGCTCACGCCAACCCAGGAACACGAGCTTTGGTACCACGGCAACGTGCCGAGCCGTCGGGCAGACGACAACGACATGCGCCACGCCCTGGCGCACATGGAGGAGATCTCGACCGAGCGGTTCCAGCTGCTCGAGCAGAAGAGCCCGGGCACTGCCGCGCGGGCCCGCGCGCACGCGATGCAGCACATGGAGATGCTCGAGCGTCGGCAGATGCAGCAGGAGGACATGCTGATGCAGATGTCGCAGGTCGGGCAGCAGATGTCGCTCCTCAAGGGCAGCGGCGGTGGAGGCGGCCAGCCCTCACCCGTAGGAGGCGCTGGAGGTCCAGGCCAAGCCCCTGACTCTCCGAAGGTCCGGAACAACGAGACCGATCGAGGCGAAGGCTCAGCGGCCAAGAGCGAAGGCATGAGGAGGGCTCCGAATGCAGGCGCAAGCTGACACCTTCTGGAACGTCAGGGCTCGAGAGAAGGCCGAGGATGACGCGCTGGAGGTGCGGGTCAACCAGATCGAGCGGGCTCTGAACGTCGTCAGGCGCACGAACGCGGTCCGGAACGCGCCAGGGTTCCAGGATCTCATCGAAGCCATGCGACAGCTGCACGTCGGCAGTCGTCATAAGCTGGAGAACGACAATACTTTGACAGAGGCGGGCCTGCGCGAGCAGAGAGGTTACACCCGGGCTTTGTCAGATGTGATCGGACTGATGTCACACGATCAGGCCGTGGATGACCTTGCGCGCCAGCTCGAGGAGGCGCAGAATCTGCAAGCCGAGGCACTTCGCCGAAGGCCGAAACCGAAAGAGGACAGGAAATGAAGAACGTCGAAGGCGCCGGAGCGGCCCAGGCCAAGACCGGCAAGAACAGGCAGGTGCTGGACCGGAGCGCGGGGATGTCCGCGACGAGTGAGGCCCTGCAGTCCAAGACCAGGAGCAAGTCGCCCGCTTCGCAGAAGCACAACCAGTACGAGGGAGCTCCCTCGGGCTACGGCGAGAACGAGAACATCTGCGGCTACGGCAAGGGGGGCTGCAAGGGATAAGCCCGATGGCCGGGGCTCAAACCGGCCAAGCCATTTCGCTGAAACCGGGTTCGCGACCGGACTGGCACTGAACACAAGACGGGAGTCGTGCGCCGTCGGAGCAAGCAGATGACATCACAGCCAGGAGAAACAACTCCGAGCGATTTCAATGCGCGAGCCGACAGTGCGGCTCTCGCACTGCGACAACGGTTGCAGGGTGAGGGAAAGCAGGTGCCAGACAGCGCGCCTGTTGAAGTAGGGCCAGATGGGAAGCCGCTGGAGCCTCTGCCCCCGGAAGGGAGCTACGCGAGGCAGGCGATCGAGCTGCAGAAGAGGGCCCAGGAGGGCCGTCAGACGCCGCAGGCGCCACCGGCCGAAGGCCAACCCCCATCGCCTCCTCCGCAAGACCCGGGCGCACAGGCGGGATCGTCCAGGGCAGAGCAACGGATCAAGGAATTGGTGGCGAAGCTGCGTCACACGGAGCAGGAGCTCCAGCAAGCCGTCGAGAACGGCAAGAAGGCCACGGAGACTGCGAACCAGTTCTCTCAGCGCCTTCAGTCGCTCGAGACACAGCATCACGAGATGCTGAAGGCCAACCTGGAGAACCTCGATCCAGAGACGCGAATGCAGGTGCTGCAGGACGCTCGGATGTCCGAGATGTTCGACAAGTTTGAGAACCGGATCATGGGCAAGATCCAACCTCAGCTGCAGCAGATCGAGACGCAGGCATCTCGCACGGAGATGCAGTCGCTCTCGGATACCTACCCAGCTTTCGACCCATCAGTTCATGGCCCCCTGATCGACATGTTTCGCGAGAACAACCCTCGCTGCACGATCGATCAGGCGTTCCGAGCGATTGCTGAGCCAGACGAGCTTGCTACGCGGTCGGCGGCGAGCGCGCAGGCAGTTCCACCGATCGTTCCCCCAGGGAGCGGTGAGTTGGCTGCCGCGCGATTTGCACCTTCGAACGCAAGACAGCAGCAGGAACCCGAACCGGAAGATCAACTCGTGGAGGAGTCTCGGCGCATCGCCAAGTTGCGCAGGAGCACCGATCCCGAAGAGCGGAAGGAAGGGATGCAGCTGCTAGACCAGCACCTGAAGAGGCGACTCGGCGGATAGCGGCTGGGTGGAGCTGCCTGAGACACCAGACCAGGCAGCTTGAATGACCAGCTTCGTAGGTAATACCTCAGTCCTCAACTCGTTCGATGTCGGAACGGGTAACCGCGAGGATCTCCTCGACATCATCACCAACATCTCGCCGATGGACACGCTCTTCCTGAGCGGGTTCGAGAAGGTGCCGGCAAGCAACATCAACCACGAGTGGTTGGTGGACACGCTGGAATCCTTCGGCGATCCGGACAACGGCGATGCCGATGTCCAGGCAACCCCGGAAGGCTCGGACGCCACGTTCGATCCGCTCGTGCCCAGGAAGCGCCTCTGCAACCTGACGCACATCATCCGGCGCACGTTCGACGTCTCGGACACCCAGCGTGACATCAACACGGCTGGCATCCGCGACGAGTACGTCTATCAGCTGAGGAAGGCCACGATGGAGCTTGCGCGCTTCATCGAGTTCGCCCTCCTCCACTCGCAACGCCAGTTCCAGGCGGCGCAGGGCAACAGCGGCGGTGTGCTGCCGCGCAAGATGGATGGGTTCTACGCCTTCGCGGCGTCCAGTGACCCGACCTGCTCGACGACGCTCGGTCTCGGCTCCGAAGAGATGGGCACCGTCACGACGGTCACCGGCTCCTCGCCGGATACCTGCATCGACGAGTGCATCCTCAACGCTCAGCTCCAGGCAATGTGGGAGAAGGGTGCGATGACGGACACGATCTGGGCCAACGCGGCGCAGAAGCGGTCCATCAGCAACCTGACGCTCGCCCCTGCGAGCAACATGCGCTACAACGTTCAGGCCGCCGAGCGCACGGTCATCAACACGGTCGACTTCTACCAGTCCGACTTCGGCACGCAGCGCGTGTATCTGCACCGCTACCAGACCAACGATCGCATCTCGCTGGCCGAGATCAACAAGGTGCGCATCGCGGTCCTGCGACCCGTGCTGGCTGTCGAGCTCGCGAAGATCGGCTCGTCCACCAAGGGCATGGTCGAGTGGGAAGGCACCCTCGAGGTGCTGGCTCCCAACGCTATCGGCTACATCGACGACCTCTGCACGGGCGTCGCCGGCTGCCCGTAGTGATGAGGTAGGGCTATGGCTTCCACAGCAAGACGCTGCCCGAAGTGCAAGGCCCCGGTGAGGGCGGAGCGTTCAGCCACGAGGCTGACGCTCCGCTGCACCAAATGCAGCTACAAGGCTGTGAAGAACGTCATCAAGAAAGGCGGCGGTTGAGGCGGCTGTAGACGAGGTCGCGGTCGCAACATCATCAAATACAAAACGAAGGGCTGATGAAAACTAGAGAGCTGTCACGAGTGAAGATCAAAGGCGGCATTGCCTCCAAGGGTGAGGTTGAGGTCGTTGATGGCGCACTCCTAGTGACGTTGGATACCGCTCCGGTAGACGAGGGGTATGGTTGGTTCCAGGTCCAAGACGGGATCCCTTCCAAGGGTGAGGTCGAGGTAATCGACGGCGCAGTACACGTGGAGATCAGTTAGATGGCACGACTCAAGATCAAGGGCGGCGTCGCCAGCAAGGGCGAAGCGCAGGTAGTCAACGGCAGGCTTCGGGTTCAGATCGCCGGGGGTGGCGGGTCGACAACCAACCACAACCTGCTTCTCAATTTGGTCGCGCCGAATGACGATCACACGCAGTACCTGCATATCGACGGCCGTCGGGCGATGACAGGAGAGCTGAATAGCACGGTAGTCGGCACGGCTATCGATCTGGATG